ACTTTTTTTTTTACCCTTTAGGGTATTTTCGGTCTCGGAACTCCGAAACCGGCAGTTTGAGGGTCGCACGTCAGCCACACATGATGTGCATCATGACGCACCATGTGCATCCCTGCGTGATTAAATTGCCTCGTGATCGCATAGCGTGTGCATCATGCGAGGTGACCAACGATTTTGATGGGATATGGTTTGGACAGGAAAAGATGCTTGCTACCCTCCACGGACTCGATCTGTCGGAATCGCTGTCTGTTTCATGGTTTTATGGTGTCAAATGATTACATATCACTTTCACCTCTCACATTTTCGTAAGAAAATCATACACATACACACACAGCGTCACGTGATCACGCATTATGCGGGCGGATGACACACATGATGCGTCACATGACACGCTATGTGGGGGCGGGCGTGGGCCGGTGGGGGTGTGCCGGTATACGTATATGGAGTTATACACAGATTAGGAAAATTGAAGTGTAAACCACTGTACTCAAATGATCCCACACACGATAGCTATGGACTATGAGCAACCATAGTTTGTGCCTATCATAGTATTAGCTTATTGATAGTGTATATCTATCGGTATGATAGAGAGATTTAGCTTGACATGGTTTTGCTTTTACATATAACTACTGGCGTAGCCAGCCTACACTTAAAGTGTTACAGACAAATGCCCTACACTAAAAACTAAAAAGCAAATAAAGATGTTAAATGCACTTTAACTGCACACTTAAATGTACATATAAATGTATTGACTGCAAGTAAAGTACGTGATATAATCTGTACTCCACTCCCAAGTGCTACACTCTAGTAGTACATCATCATATAAATGTCTTGACATTTGTATCCTCAGAAGTATAACTATGTACGATCTTAATGAACCCAGAAGTAGAGAGGGTCTGATAGAGCAAGTCTATTCGTGCCTCACAGACAACACCCCACTCAGTAGCATTCACATACCGCACTCAGATGTATTCTTTGTGCGTGAGGCATTAGAGGCTCGCTTTATGTGCGAGCTTTCTTTGTCACAGGTAGAAGAGTACATGAAAGAAGCAGGTTGGACAGATAGTGGCAGTACCTGAAAGAGTTAAGAACAAGATGAAGGAGGAAGGTCTCGATGGTGTGAACAAACCAAAGAGAGATCCTGATCATCCAACGAAGTCACATAAGGTGATGGCTAAAGAAGGTGAGACATATAAGTTCATCCGCTTTGGTCAGCAAGGGGTAAAGGGGGCAGGTAAGTCTCCCTCATCCGAAAAAGATAAAGCACGTAAGAAATCGTATTATGCTCGTCATAATGCACAAGGTAAACCCACCAGTAAGCTGTCTGCTAAGTACTGGTCTCATAAGGTGAAATGGTAATCATGGCTGAATCACAACACTCAAAGAATGTACGTAAGAAACCTTCTCCACAGGGAGAGTCCGCTAAAAAAGCTAAAGGCTATGTTGACCGCCTTGTTTCCGGGGACATTGCAAAGAAGAAATTAGGCATTGGTGAATATAGCCGTGCCGCTAAAAATAAAGCCGCTAAAGATGCTAAGTCTATAGAAAAGGATGCGTCAGCTTCTCGTGCTAAGCGCAAGGCCATGGACAAGGTAAGCACTGAGCAAGGTAAAGTAGATCGTGCCAAGGCTCGTACTGAAGCGGCCAAGAAGAATCAAGCTCAGATTAAAGCGAAGGCTAAGACAACAGCACCTAAAGAACCTCGCACAATCGCTGAGGCGAAGCGCATGGGTAAGTCGTACTTCATCGGTAAGGATGGTAAGAAGAAAGCGGCAGTCACTGCTGAAGATCTGAAGAAGTCAGGTCACAAGAACCTACAGGCTTATCTAAATGCTAAAGGTAAGAAGGCGACTAAGAAATGAAATCTGTACCTAAAGAGAATACTGGTTTGAAGAAGCTACCAACAGAAGTGCGTAACAAGATGGGGTACATGTCCAAAGGCGGCATGACTAAGAAAGCGTACAACAAAGGTGGCTACGCTAACTGCGGAGCTTCAGTTGCACCAAACGGAAAGAGTAAAGCGTAATGGCTGAAGAAACTAAACCTGATGACGTTCGCCTCGCTGAGCTAAAAGCGAAAACAAAAACAGAGCAAGGCTTGAGTCAAGTCCGTGCAATGGCAAACGGTAAAGACCGTGATGCAATGCTCGCTCGTGTTGCACTCAGAGATCGTGGTGGTAAGGAAGGACAAGAGAACTTCCCATCCGGTAGTACTGAGATGGCAGATGGTGGTATGGCCCGTGGTCGTGGCGGTAAGATGTATCAGCATAACTACGCAACAGGCGGACAGGTAACTGACCATTTGTCTAAGGTCACAGGACCTCCAATGGGTGGACAGCCTCAGTCTGTACAAGCGGCTACTGCTACAGTTGAAACACCAGCACAGCGTTCTAAGCGTTTGCGGATGGGTGGCTAATACATGGCGTTAAACGTCACCCGCCCCAGTCGATTTAAGAGTTATGGCTTACACGCTATACTTGATAATACGGCATACACTGTATACACCTGCCCTCCAAACACTGTAGCTTACATGTCACTGGTGTTTGTGTCTAACGCAAGTTCTAGTGCGTCTGATGTCAGTGTTGAGTGGGATGATGATGACAGAGGAACACCGATTGTAATCATCGGCGGTAAGAATTTATCTCAGGCTGAGTTCATTCAGTTATCAGGTTCTTTTCTTGTGTTAGAAGAAAACGATACAGTGAAGCTAACTACAGCGAATACTTCCGGTGGTAATGACCCAGATGTCAGTATCATTGTTACTGTTGAAGAAGTATTCCTACCGAACGGATAAGAGACATGAAAGGCGGCAAAGCAAAATCAAGTCCAATGAACGCAGTCAACATGGCGAAGGGCGGGAGCACAGTCAATGCCGCAGGTAACTACACACAGCCCGGTATGCGCAAAGGACTTTTCAACAGTATTAAAGCAGGCGGAAAGGGTGGTGCCCCCGGTCAGTGGTCAGCTAGAAAAGCTCAAATGCTCGCAAAGCAATACAAAGCAAAGGGTGGCGGATACAAATCGTGAAAGCACCCCAGAAGTCTTTAAAGGCTTGGACAAAGCAGAAGTGGCGTACCAAAAGTGGGAAGCCCTCTACTCAAGGCCCCAAAGCTACAGGGGAGCGATATCTCCCGGCGAAAGCAATTACAAGTCTTTCGGACAAAGAGTATGCGGCTACTACGAAAGCCAAGCGCAAGGCCACGAAAGCAGGCAAACAATTTTCCGCACAGCCTAAGAAGGTAGCGCAGAAAGTAAAACCACACAGGAAGGTAAAGTAAGATGGCCGGTAAACGCCAACTCACAGAGAAGCAACAGAAGTTTCTAGACGTGCTATTTGAAGAAGCACGTGGTAGTATGGTGGAAGCTAAGAAGCTAGCAGGCTATTCGCCCACACAGCATACTGCTGGTATTGTTGAATCACTGAAAGATGAAATCTTAGAGCGCACTAATATGTACCTAGCACAGTCAGCCCCACGTGCGGCAATGGCAATGGTAGGTGCACTACAAGATCCTACTGAGCTTGGTATCAAAGAAAAGATGCAAGCGGCTAAAGAAGTGATGGATCGTGTAGGTATTATTAAGTCTGAGAAGATCCAAGTTGAATCGACGGGCGGTGTAATGATACTTCCACCAAAACGTGCAGAGGAACATGACAGCGACTAGAAGTGCAGGTAAGTGGATCTTACCCCAGCCTAAAGATGTAATTCAGGATGATGACTTCTTATCCATACCACGAATAGCTAGAACCATTCCATTTGGTTATACAGAAGACCCTGAAGATCCAGACATGCTATTACCCGTACCAAGAGAACTACGGGCACTAGAGAAAGCAAAAGAGTACTTGAAACAGTACAGTTATAGAGAAGTTGCTAACTGGCTAACAAAACAGACAGGTCGTAGCATCTCTCACATGGGTTTAAAAAAGCGAATAGATAGTGAGCAATCCCACAAAAGAAAAGCTTCTACTCTCCGTGAATGGGCCAGAAGGTACGAAACGGCAATCTCCAAAGCGGAAACCCTCGAAAGGTCGAGGCTCGGCGCAAGGAAGTCGAGGATCAGCGAAGAGCCAGACCCAGACACAGCCGAACATTGAAGTAAAGGAAGATCCTCAAGCTCCAGATGAGTTTGAGCCGATACGTCCTGAAGAAGAACACAACGTAATATTTAAACCAAATGCTGGTCCACAGACAGAGTTCTTGGCCGCAGGGGAACGGGAGGTTCTGTATGGAGGTGCCGCAGGCGGTGGTAAGTCTTATGCAATGTTGGCTGACCCGTTACGATTTATGGGTCATCCCTCTTTCAGTGGACTGCTACTACGACATACGAATGAGGAACTAAGAGAACTCGTTTGGAAGTCTCAGGAGATGTATCCGAAGATCTGGCCCGGTATTAAATGGTCAGAGCGTAAGATGCAATGGACTGCACCTAGCGGAGCTAGGCTATGGTTCTCGTACCTCGACAGGGACGATGACGTATTACGTTACCAAGGACAGGCGTTTAGTTGGATTGGATTCGACGAATTGACACAGTGGCATACGCCATTTGCGTGGGACTACATGAGATCTCGTTTGCGTAGTACAGCACCTGATCTACCAGTCTATATGCGAGCTACTACTAACCCCGGTGGACCGGGACATGCTTGGGTGAAGAAGATGTTCATTGATCCTTCTCCACCGGGCAGTGCATTTAATGCAACAGATATTGAAAGTGGTAAGACCTTAGCTTATCCGAAGGGCCATTCCAAAGAAGGCCAAGCATTGTTTAAACGTAAGTTTATACCTGCAATGCTAATTGATAACCCACACCTGTATGATGCGGGGGACTATGAGGCGATGCTCTTGTCTTTACCTGAGCATCAACGTAAACAGTTATTAGAGGGTAATTGGGATGTTGCAGAAGGTGCGGCGTTTCCTGAGTTCAACAGACAAGTACATGTTGTTGATCCTTTTGACATACCTCATAATTGGGTTAAGTTTAGGGCCTGCGATTATGGGTATGGTTCTTATTCTGCTGTTGTATGGATTGCCTGTTCTCCTGATGAACAGCTTATTGTCTATCGTGAGTTATACGTTAGTAAAGTCTTGGCAACTGATCTCGCAGATATGGTGCTTGAACTTGAAGCGGGCGATGGCAATCTCAAGTATGGGGTGCTAGATAGTTCGTGCTGGCATAAGCGGGGGGACACAGGTCCATCGCTAGCTGAACAGATGATACAGAAGGGATGCCGCTGGAGACCTTCAGATAGATCAGCAGGTTCTCGTGTGTCAGGTAAGAATGAGATGCACCGTAGACTACAAGTCGATGAGTACACAGAAGAACCCCGACTGATATTTTTTAACACGTGTACTAATTTGATTGCACAACTACCGATTATCCCACTGGACAAAAAGAATCCAGAAGATATTGATACGAAGTCTGAAGACCACCTGTATGACGCATTGCGTTATGGCATCATGTCCAGACCACGTTTCTCTATTTGGGACTTTGACCCAACACATCAAAGCCCATCATCATATGTACCCTCAGACTCTAAATTTGGATATTAGAAACCATGGCTGATAAAGACGAAGATATTTTTGAATCAGGTGAAGTCCAGATCACACTGGATGATTTACCTGAGAAGACGACTGAAGATACAGAGATATCTAATCTTGTTCGCTACGTAATGGAGCGTTACCGTAAGGCAGAAGACACCCGCCGTCAGGATGAGGATCGTTGGTTACAAGCGTATCGTAACTACCGTGGTATCTATGGACCGGACGTACAGTTCACTTCCGCTGAGAAGTCTCGTGTATTCATTAAGGTTACTAAGACAAAG